TGTTGATTGCTTACGTTTAATCCTTGATTTACCAGCTTGTCCTAAAGAAGCTTTACCTTCTTCTAACAAACCTTCTACTAAGGTTGCTTGTTTTTGAAGAGAACCAGCAGTCATTAAAGAATTTATTTGGTTTTGAATAGATGCTGTTCCTAAATTTTGTTTACTTTTAATACCAAGTAATTTAGTATGTTCCTGCCTTATATTAAAACCTTGCTGAGTATATACATCTTTTAATGCACCTAACGAACTTTCAGCTTGAAACTGATTTTGAAGAAACATATCTTCAACTGAAGCTATCTGACCTTCAAAAGCTTGTTCAGCTGCCTCTCGATTTAAACCAAATTGAGCACCAGCAATTTCATTACTTTTTGCAAATTGTCTTAGCTGTTGTGCAAATGAAAAGTCTTGAAGTTGCTTACCACGTTCCCAATTTTTTATTGAAGTTTCATGACCATAATCACGCATTGCATGATAATTAGCCTGATCAACTTCATCTCGTTTTTCATTATACTCGTTAGTTAGTTTTGCTACTTTTTTGTTATGTTTTTTTTGTTCTTTAGCTGCTTTTCTAGCCCTAGCATTACTACTAGATGCTTGGCTGGAACCCATGATTCCGCCAACGACGCTTACCGCTGCACTAATAGCAGGAAGTACCCATGCCATATTTAAACCCTCTTATAGAAACGTGGTGAATAGTTGCCTTCCCACGTCATTGATATCAACGACACAGGGTATGGAAAATTACTTGTCACTTTTAATTCAAAATTAGTATTACGTTGATGGATTGGTATAGTGAAAAGATGTTCAGATGTAATAGGACTGCTATCTGCTTTATAGGTATTAGCATCAGTTACATATTCTATATCTTTCCACTCATCAGATCCATCTGCTTTTACTTTAAATAGCACTGGACCTGTTCTACCTACAGAGAATGTTACTCTAGAGATAGTCAATGTAGCTGTATAATCAGAGGTATTAGGATCTTTCTTATAGTATAACTTAGGTAAGGTTGTCTCAAAGTCATAGTTATAACCTACAACAATACCATCAGCATAACTAGAGTAGTCACCTTTAACTTCAAAGTAGTGGTAACCTGTACCAATCTCTGTACGTTCTGTTGCCTCTAGATAGAAACCAGCATCAGCATCCACTGCTGCAGTTGTACCTACATCTGCTGTTGGAACAGTCAGAAGCATCACACCTTTAGTGTTTCTGAATGGTGTGTAAGGTACATAGATTTTAGTTACATCATTCGTTGAGTCATACACCACCGCATTGACACCTACAGCAGGCTGTACGGGCCTTGTAGCCATGTCTAGGCATGTATTACCAGTAATGGTAGTAGCGCCTGCTACAGAGCTTCCTGTGGGGATCTCATCTAGAACAATCTTGCCCAGTGTATATTCATCTTCTTGTTGTGATATGATGAATACAGAATCATTAATGATGTCTGCTGTTTGAATAGTACCAGGTAGTTTCCACTTTGTCCATGCTTGGAATAGATCTTTCTCACCATTATTAAAGTATCTAAAAAGATACAAGTAAGATGTAGAGTTATCTACTAGCATAATAACAGAGTTTTGTGGACTAACTGTTAAGCTATTAATACCTTCTGGAATCCACTCAAGTACAACCTTACTGATGTCTATTACAAGTGGACCTTGATCCACATCACGTAGTTGCAAAGTAAATAGTTTACTATACCCAGGTACCTTAGTAATAAATGCTGCTGTAGTACCAACATCAACAGGTGCTATATCAGGATCTACCTCATAGTTTGAGAGGTCTTTAATAATTGATGTAGTAGGTGTTAAGATATTAGAGTCAGAAGCATATACTTGGAACTGTTGACGTGCACTAAATAATAGTAAACCTTGTGGAGAAGGTAGAACATCAGACAGTGTAACAGGTCTAACACTAGCTACATTTAAATCAATTGGATCAGTTGCTACTTGTGCTGTAGCAGACTTAACAAAGAAGTTAAATGAATCATTTGCTGAACCAAAGAATACATTATCTTCAGACAACACACCAAATCTATTACTATAGAAGAAAGTAGATTGGATAGGAAAACCAATAAAAGATGGGATAGGACTTGTTACATCATCACCAGTCTGCCTAGCTGTATAAGTAAGAGGACCAAATGTAAATGCAGTAGGACCAGTATTTGCTAACTGGTGTGGCATAGTAGATGCATTTAAACCAGGTGAGGCATTACGTGCTACAGTTTCCTGCCAGTAACCCCTACCTTTTACACCATCAGCAGCTACAAATTTAACGTAGTAATCATCTTCAGCAGATGAGCTATTTAAAATTTGTACATTGTGATTATGAAAGGATTCAACAGGAAGCTTGGATATATCTGTAACTGAGTCTTCAAATGCTTCCAGAGCTGAGTTAGTAGGACCACCTTTAGCATCAATAGTAAATGCTACTGGTGTGCCAGTTGGTGTACTGTAATCAGTTACAACTTGATTAGTACCATTAGTACGTTTAATAACAAGACTAGTAGTGTAACCTTCTAGATACCATGAACCTGCAAAATCGGCATTACCTGCTGTGTGCTGCGCTTCAATACCAGCTTTAATTGCATCAACAAGATGATGTGAAGCATTAATATTACCAGTATCATACAACAACATGTCATCAAATGTTGTAGCATTTTGAGCCGTAGCTGCAAATGTTACACCTTGAATAATTGCTGAATAAACGTAGGTACTAATAAGTGACTTTAGATGTAACGTAGCTACTGAATTTGCAACAAACGTACCAGCAGGTTGCATAGCAGTTGTAACAGTTTTGTTTGTAATAACTGTAACGTCCTGCACACTACGGAAATGATAGTCTTTCTGTGTAGTACCTGTTAGATATGATGTAGCATTGTTAGTTACAGTACAAAAGGTACCATCAGTTGTAGTCCAGATATAAATGTTTGAACCTTTGATAGCACCAATATAAGAACCAGCTGAATCACGTTCAATAAAAAACCAAATAGCACCATCTAATTCAGCCTTAGTAAATGCAGTACCATCGGCTTTCTTTAATACATTTGTATGTTGCATCCCTGGCCTCTTCAATAGACCAAAGGTAGGATCAGGGTAACCGTTAATGCATTCAGTTACTTGTCCTAATAATTTTTTGTCATCATTTTGGCGAGACACACCACCAAGAAAATTTGGTACTAGTTGTGTTACTGCTGGCATTAGCGGATCAAAGTATGGAACGGCTGGTAGCTTTGATAGAAGTTCTTACCTTTAGGACTACCAAAGAATGTATAGTCTCCTTGGTTACACTCATATTCTAAAGCTGTAGAACGCGCAAGAGCTTCCTTCTGTTGTAGCATTTGGAACTGATTAGGATCACCAATAATTCTACTAGATACAATCGTAGCAGATTTAGCAATAATAAATGATTGGATAGGAGTAGGAATACTTGGCCAATCAAAGTACCAAATAACATCAACGTATAGTTTTTCGTCTGTCCAGGTAAATGAATGAGCAGTCTTATCGTAAAGTTTGCCTTCACGATTAATGGCGTCTCTATCCATGTTCTGTGTATAGGTAGGATTCAAATCCATCTGAAGCATATTATTAGGAATAACTACTTCGTTATTTGAATCTGGTGTAATAGGATAATCGTATTCTTTATTGAAAGACCATCCTTCTGATTGTATTTCTCGTGACACTTCTCTTAGGGTGTTGAGTGCAATCGCAACGTCCGGGTTGGTTTGTGATTCAACTCTACTTTTAACAATTGATTGTGTCAAGATTTGACTACTAACAGTCTGGGAGATATTGATTGTATAGTTATATGTAACAGGGTCTGTAGCTGGGGATACCTCTACACCTGCGACGGCAATAGATGTACCAACAGTTACATTGGGACCACCAATATAGGTACCGACTGGGATGTCAGCTGTTGTAGTAGTTAGAGTAGTACCGGAAATAGAACCAGTAAATTTAGAAACTTCATTTAGTACAAAAGTTTCATCGCTTGTTAGTGTTGTAACAGGAGCCTGACCAACTGACGCCAGGATCTGATTAACAGCTTGTAGCTCAGTGTTGGAGCCAGTAGTAGGGAAGGCCATAATGAGTATTATTCTCAATAAAGAATTAAAAAAAAGGAGCCCCCGAAAGGACTCCCATGTATATAAAAATCAGAATGCAGAAGGAGCAGTGCCACCAACATACAGTTCAACGCTAGCAGCAGGGTTCAGATAATCTGCACCACATGCCAAGCGACCAAGCATCACATCGCCTTGGTAGACGACAGACACATCACCAGAGGTGACTTGCACCTGTGTTCCAATGGCTTC